GACTGCCTCGCTGTAGGTAAGTGGAAGGTCTAAGGACTGACGGGGGAGGGTTTCCTCCCCCTTTTCTTCTTACTGGAGATTAGCGTGGAAGAAGCACGAACCGAGAAGGACGACCTGTACATCGAAGCTAAAGAGAAATTCGACGTCACTCTTGACCGTCGCATGACTCTTGATGCGATGCAGGATCAGGTAAATCGGCTCCGAAAAAACGGCAAGGAGCCTGAGAAAGTTTTGCCGAAACGAATTCCTAAAACTCTTCGCAACATTGTCACTGGAGTCGAGTGGCCGTACAGCGAAGGCTTTGCAAACAATCCAGACCTCGAAGTGATCGAGTGGGAGCCTGTAGATGGCAACGACTAAGGTAGCAACTTTAATAGATACAGCAGGGATAATCCTTCAGGACACGTCCCAAGTTCGCTTTCCTCAAGCGGAGTTGCTGACGTTTCTAAACGACGGGCAAAGAGAGATCGTCCTGCACAGACCGGATGCAAAGACGGTAAATGGAACTATGACGTGCGTTGCTGGTAGCAAGCAGTCAATTCCAACTACCGGCCTTCGCCTGATTGATGTCGTTCGCAACGATGGCGGTCGTGCGATCACTCAGATTGATCGCAAGATCTTGGATGAAACTCTGCCGGACTGGCACAACACTGCGGCGGACGCCACTAAGAAGGTCGAGCATTTTGTTTACGATCCGGCTGACCCAAAGAACTTCTACGTTTATCCGAATGCTACTACCAGCATGGATATTGAGATCATTTACAGCACAGCACCAGCAGACCTGACCTACTCGGCCACTCAAGTTATTAGCTTGGATGACATTTATGCGAATGCGATATTGGACTATATGCTGTACCGCGCATACCAGAAAGACAGCGAGTACGCAGGAAATGCCGAGCGCTCGATGATGCACTATCAGTCATTTGCTAATGGCTTAGGCATCAAAACACGCGCTGACGCTGCAACAGATCCCAGACCCAACAATCCTGATCGAAACGAACAAAGGGCGTAATAGTGCGCTATCTGGAGATTGCGGAGTACGTCAGGCCAGAGGCTCATGGAGCGCCTGACTTTTTGATTGAGCGAGCGCTTCGAGAGTCAGCGGTAGAGTTCTGCGTCAAAACAGATATCTATCGACCCGACCCTGAAGACTTTCTCGTAATCCCCAACATTACAGAGTACGAAGTCACGATCCCTACAGGGACAGAACTGAATCACATAATTGATATTTATCGAAACAGACAGACTCTCTCGCCGGTTTCATACACGCGCCTATTAGAGGTAACTGGTGACGGAACCCAGAAAGCAAAGCCAAGGTATTACTCACAGAGAGATAACACAGTTTTCTATCTTGGCCCGACGCCTTCTGAGCGAGAAACGCTCAAGGTTCTGTATTCAGTAAAGCCGTCTCCGTCATCGACCAGCATTCCCGACACGATTGGGGAGGAATACAAAGAGCCGCTTGTTCACGGCGCGATATACCGCCTGCAAATGATGGTTAGTCAGCCATGGTCAAACATGGGTGCTGCTCAATCAAACAAAGCGCTGTTCGACCAGCGGGTAGGGCAGGTGACTCGCGAAGTGAAATACGGATACAGCGGCGGATCCCTAACTGTTAAATCGAGGGCGTTTATCTAATGGCGTACTCCGACACTCTAGAGTTGGTTCAGGGCGACACGCTTCCGCGTGTTGTGATCACCCTCAAGGACGCATCTGAGGCGGCAACCGGCCAGACGCTAGACCCAGAAGACTCTTCTACGTGGGCACCCATTGACCTCAATGGCGCAACTGTGCGCTTGCGGATCAGGGAGATCGGCGCGTCCACAGTCAAAGCGACACTCACCATGACGGTGACTGATGCTGAAAACGGCATAGCGAGCACTGACTTTCCGACCGGAACTCTTGATACGGCAGGTGTTTTTGAGGCTGAGATCGAGGCTACGTTTCAGGGCGGAGAAATTCAGACCGTCAACGATCTGCTGAAGCTTAAAGTGAGAGAAGCCTTCGGATGATTCGAGCGAGCATACAACGTGCTTTGCTCAAGGCCATGGCGGCTCAAGGCAAGCTATCCGTATCTGATGTTGAGGTCAGCAATCTAGTTGCGACCAACGTGCATCTGGATTCTGGTTCGCTACTTGTTGGCCTTATTAGGGCCTTCTTTGAAAGCCCTGAGTTTGATGACGCTATTGCATTTGCCGTAGAAAAAGCCATCGCAGACTCGGCAGGCAGTTCCGATCTTTATGCCGCGCACCTGTTCAAGAACGTGTCCGATGTGGTTTCGATGGGGACCGTTTCCGACTCAATCAGCACTGAGTTCGGCAAAGGCCTTTCAGAAGCGCCAAGCATTTCTGAGGCTCTGACTTACGATGCCTCTAAGGCGCTGTCAGATGCAGGTTCTTTGTCAGATGTTCCTGCAAAGGCTGTTAGCCGACCTGTATCAGACACGTTCACCAGCTCTGACGCTCACGTAACTACTTTCGGGAAGAACCCGAGCGAAACACCAGCTATTACGGACGCGCAAGTATTTACGGTAGGCAAGGGTTTGTCAGATGCCGCAGGTATTAGTGAAACTTTTGTTAGGGCTATTGCTTACAACCGATCATTCTCTGACTCGGTATCGGTCAGCGACATCATCTCGAATACGATGATTGATGGCCTCGACCGTGAGCAGCAAAACACGGCGGGCGTCACGGACGTAGCCGCTTTGGGTTACAGCAAGCACCTGTCAGAGACTTCGTCTGCGACAGATGTGTATGTTTCTTCGTTTAGCAAGCCTGTCAGCGAAGCGCCTTCTGTATCAGAGCAAATAGGAAAGTCGGTTGATACATCGAAGTCAGACAGCGCTGGCATCACGGATAGCCCGCTGTTTGAGTTTGGCAAGGGCTTTAGCGAGCAGCCTAGCGTTTCAGAGAACGCCGCGCTGGCCCTGTTTCTTGTTAAGACGGAAACGCCTTCAGTCACCGACACGTTTGCTAAGTCTATTTCTAAAGTCATTGCCGACACTGCTGACATTTCGGATGCGTTCGCTCTTGTTGAAGACAACATTCTCAGCCCAAGCAACACAGCTAATGCATCTGATAGCGCCGCTATTTCAGTCGGTGCTAGCAAGTCAAACACCTTCGATGCAGCCGACGCTTACGCTGCTGCGTTTTCAAAGAATCTAGAAGACCCCGCTAATTGCTCCGACACGGGCGTTCTTCTGGCTCAGGGCTACGTCAGTAGCACTGACTATTTCAGCGACGACTTTGTCGGAGTCAAACGAACCTTAACCTAAAGGATATAAGCCATGATCATCGATGGACTGAAAGCGAAGGGAACACTGGACATTGTAGTTCGTGGCCCTGACGGAAATATCAAAGACGAGAAGAAGGTTGAAAACCTGATCGTCGATACTGGACTGGACTACATTGCATCTCGCATGAGCGGTACGAGCGAGAACGTAATGAGCCACATGGCAGTGGGCACTGGCTCTACTGCTGCGGCGGCTGGCGATACCACTCTTGGTACTGAGCTGGACCGCAACGCCCTGACCAGCACCACGGTTACAGATAATGCAATCGCTTATGTCTGTAGCTGGAGCGCAGGTGACGGAACTGGTTCATTGACCGAAGCCGGTATCTTCAATGCCTCTTCAGGAGGAACCATGCTCTGCCGCACGGTCTTCGGAACTGTGACCAAGGCCGCTGACGACAGCATGACCATTACGTGGACTATAACGGTCTCAGCTTCCTAATATAGGAAACCACGATGGCAACCATTGTCACTCGTAGTGGAAAGGGTTCACCTCTGACTAACACAGAGGTGGACTCTAATTTCACTAACCTGAATACAGACAAGATCGAGGACGCTCCATCTGACGGAACTACCTATGCCCGTCAGTCTGGTGCGTGGGCGGCGGTCACTGCTGCTGCTGCCACGATTACAACGTCCAGCACAGCACCGTCATCTCCATCTGATGGAGACGTTTGGTATTCAGAAAGTAATGGTGTCACGTATGTGTATTACGACGACGGAACGTCTTCGCAATGGGTGGCTACTGGCGCACCAGTAAGCAGTCCAAAAGGCGCGTCTTCTTTAGCAGAATTGTCTGATGTCACCCTAAGCAATTTAGCAACGGGCGATTTTTTGGAGTACAACGGTAGTGCTTGGGTAAACCAACAGCCAAGATTTGCTCAATTCGCAGGTTCTGCTACATCGGCTTCGGGAAGCACGACTAATACCTACGCTACATCGTTCACGGAATCTTACAACAGCGGTAGCTGGGTAACCGATTCATCTGGGGTATTTAGCTTTTCTGAGACGGGGAAGTGGGTAGTCCGATTAAGCTCTACGCTTTATTTCTCTTCCAGCTCTAATAACACCCTCTACAGCAGAATAGAGAAAAGCACCAACAGCGGATCAAGTTTTTCTACTGTAACTGCGACCGGCTTGACAGCAATTCGTTATAGCTCCACCGGAACCCAGACGAACGATGAGTTTTATGTATTTGACGTAACAAATACCAGCACCAATAGATTGAGAATCGGCGTCGGCTGGCAGTATTCAAATAGCAGTTCAACCATAACTCCGTTAGTAACATTTGAGAAGCCTTTTGGATTATGACAACAATCGTTACAACTGCCAGTAAAAGTGCGCCGCTGTCTGTTGTAGAGATGGACGCAAACTTCTCTAACTTGAATGCAGATAAGTTAGAAGACGCGCCCTCAGATGGTACGCAGTACATAAGAGAGAACGGATCTTGGGCTAATTTAGTCGCCGATTCATTTGTAGAGACTTCGTCTACAAAGCCCTCAAACCCTATCGACGGCCAGCCTTGGTTTTCAGAAAGCAATGGAGTGACTTATGTTTATGATAGCACTGCTGGCGCTTGGGTGGCACTCGGGGGTACGGGACGAGGCGGCGCTTCGACTTTATTAGCTGGAATGCCTTCTCTCGCCTCCAATGCAGGGACTTACTCCTCAAGGCTCACATACAACGCTAATGAGTGGGACGATGATTCTGCTGAAGCAGAATACGAAACCTACTCAAGCTCCGCACCTTCCCCAAGTGACGTGGCGCAAGGTGATTCAACATATACGCAATACAACGGCGGCACTGACATATATTTTGCTAACAAGGTGCTAG